ATTGCTTTCGTAGAGTCAAAACATCCATCTTTCAAAAATATCCAAACCATTATTCCTCCAATATTTCAAAGTCTCTTTCAATAAGAGTGCTCTTAAAGAGAATCATAAAATCTTTGTCATTATAGGGGATAGAAAAACTAAATTGAGACCTCAATCCCGATATAGTCACATAATCCTCCCAGCAAAGAACTTCAGAGCTTGACGATACAGCATATTGATATTTCATCGCATAGGATTTGTTGTGCTCTTTCAAAGATGCCTTTCTTTCTTCTTTAAATGGCTCTTCCTTGCACGACCATGATATAGCTTGACTCAGGGTAGTCTTGATATTGAAATTGGGCGCCATAACGAAATCTAAGGCCTTCTGAACGGTTTGCTCTGCGTATTGCTTAGTAATCCGAGCTTTGTGCATCTCTGGGATGTCGATCTTCTCAAGACACTGGTACACCTTGGGCTTCTTCAACTGTTCGGGTTTTCCGAACGGTTCAGGGGGGGCGCTCTTCGCTTCTTGTTTTGTCTTGCTAAAAGAAGCAGCAGCAGGAGCTTTAGCTCCCTTTGTTGCTTGCTGCTCTTTTTTTGTAGCTAGCTTATCTATTTGTAGATGCGGATTTCCGGGATCCTGAAAAGGCGGACATCGGTAACATTTTTTGAATTCCTCTATGTATTTAACTTTTTCATTATCTTCAATTTGAAACTCAAAAAACACATACTCAATCTCTTTTCCGGATAGCTTTCCGTTTTCTTTTTTATTGCAAATCTCAATCCGTATAGCATAATTATTTTCAATTAATTCTTTTATAGAGGCGTAAATGGCGTCCCTTCCTTCTTTGCATTGCTTTATAAGTTCGCTCACATGAAATTTCCAATCAGCCGGGTAGCTGAGACATAGCGCCCATAGACCACGAGCCCTTAAAGATAGATTATTATTCCGAAGAGCGGCTCGGTTGATTTGGACAAAGGGATTTTCTTTGTTATGAAATGAACGAATGATAGCCATGATTTTTCCTCATAAGATTTTTTTTGTTGAAAAAACCAATGGGAAAAAATGAGGACAAGTGATAGCATGAAGCTACAAATAGTCCATGTTTGTTTTTCCATTGGTTCTTTTTAAGTGGTATTAAAAAGTGCCGTTTCAATTCCGATTGTGTTCTAGCGAACATCGACCCGACATCGTTAAGGTGTCGGGTTTTTTCATTCATCAGACTGTAAAGAGTGTTAGACATTAATATAGCTTGTGTTATAACCATGATTGCGCCATTTGACAAATGTTCGCAACCAAAATATGAAAGAAGTGTGGTCGGAGATCTTGAGAGGTACGCCAAAATGCATATTTGCTCTAGCTTCCCTCGTCTTTTTTCTCATCACACTCCTTGCAATTTACATGATCCGCGCAGAAAAATAGTCTATTCTTGTGAATCGATCAGTCTGTTAAGGTCATAGATACTCATCTGCTGTAGAGCCGTTGTCGGTTTGCGAAAGTCTGCTTTTGCATCTTCTGTCTTTTCGGGGCTGACCTTGTCCGTTATCAAATCGTCGAAAGTTTGGACTTGCGCTCCTGTCAATCTTGTAATATCAGCAAGCAGCCTTTTCCCCGGCTTAACGTGGCCGTGCATGATACGGGAAAGGTAGTTCTGGTCGATATCTAATATCTCAGAAAAATCTTTAAGTCTATAATTGTTTTGAGCTAAAAAAACTTTTAATTTCATATTATCCGCTATGTGTAATGGAATGATAATACAATCACACACGCTCTTTGTTGTCAAATGTTTTTATTTTTAAGAAGTGTTTCAAAAGTACTAGACAGGAAAATGTAAGAAATGTTACATTTTTCACATTGATAAAGCGCGGGACTCAGACCACTTTATTGCCCGACCCAGGTTTTTGTGATTCCAAGCCTCCGCAACGAAAATAATATTGTCGCTTGCGGTTTTTATCAAGATCATTTTTAGTTGAAGAAAATATTAGATAGACAACCAAAAGGTGTAAATATGTCAAAAGTTATGTCTCTAGTTCCTCAAGACAACCACGTGGGACAAGTTTCCTCGCACTTCAGCCAAAAGCAAATTGAAATACTTAAAAATTCGATTTGCCGAGGCGTTAGCAACGAAGAGTTTGAGATCTTTTTGATGGCTTGCTCGAAAACTCAGCTTGATCCTTTCATGAGACAGATATACGCCGTCAAACGTAAAGCCAAGAAGCCAGATGGAACATGGGGCGAGACTATGACTATCCAGACAGGAATCGACGGCTATCGCTTGATTGCAGAAAGAACGGGGTGTTATGCTCCCGGCCCTGAATCGACCTATACATATGATGCAAATGGAAGGCTTGAATCGGCGACATCTTACATAAAAAAACAGACTCGTGATGGTACATGGCACATAATATCGGCTAGTGCTCACATTGATGAATATATTCAAACATACGTGGATAAGGATACAAAAGAGAAAAGACCAACCGGCCTTTGGGCTACTATGCCACGTACTATGCTTGCTAAATGTGCTGAAGCTCAAGCCCTGAGAAAAGCATTTCCTGCGGAGATGAGTGGTGTGTATACGAAAGAAGAGATGGAGCAGGCTGAAGTATCTGTACCGCTAATCACCCTTGAGCAAGCTGCCGATCTAGAAATGTTGCTGGGTGAATGCGATGAGAAGTATAGATCTTATGTCTATGCCTATATCAAAAAGCAGTACAATTCCGATTCTTTAGCGAACCTGCCATCCGACATCTATGATCGCATGAAAACTGCTGCTCTTAAAAATGCTGAAGAAACATACGCGAAACAAAAAGAAAAAGCCCCTGAACTGGTAACTACGGAGTCATAATGAACGCTCAAGACATTATCAAAGAAGCCGAAGAATATGCGTCCGAATGGACGGAAATGAGTAACAACCCTGCGGCAGTTGTCGCGGGGGTCTTAGCCAATAANATTATTCAGATGCAAGAGTACATAGAATTCCTTGAAAAGATGGCGGGTTATGAAAGCACAAGACACTGATCCGCGATTTGTACAGGGCACAAAAGAGTGGCTTGATTTTCGCAAGACCATGATTACGGCAACGGATGCCTCCGCAATTATGGGGGCTTCCAAATACAAGACTCCCCTGCAACTCTACAAAGAAAAGAACGGCGAAGAAGGCTCCGTATTTATGAGCGAGGCCATGCGCAGGGGTATTGAGCTTGAGCCGTTGGCAAGGGAGTTATTCACATTTAAGACAGGCATTAAGCTCGTTCCGAAAGAAGATCCTAAGAACGTAGTCGTGTCCGAAGAATATCCTTGGATGATGGCAAGCCTAGACGGCATTTCCGAGTGTGGGCAATACACTGTAGAAATTAAGTGTCCTATGCCTAACTCTTACGATCATTATCTTGCCAAGACTCGACAAGTGCCCCCCATGTACTATCCGCAAGTACAGCATCAAATCCAATGCCGAAAGCCCCTAGTGCACTTCTTTCTTGTCTTTGATGGCTTCGATGGTGACCCTTTTGAAGTGCCTAAAAACAATTCTTATATTGATCGAATGATCGCTGAAGAACTTAAATTTTACACCTTGTTACTTAACAAAACGCCTCCTGAGCCTAGTGACGGAGATTTTATAGATAGGACTGACTACGGATGGCTACATCGCGCGACCCAAATAAACGACAGAATAAACGCAAGAAATCGAATAGACTCGGAGATCGAGTGTCTAAAAAGCGAACTTATCGANTTAAGTGGNGGATTAAACTGTCGCGGAGGGGGTGTATCATTGAGCCAAATCCAGCGCAAGGGCCACGTCGATTACTCAAAAATACCACAGTTACAAGGGATGGATCTCGAGTCGTATCGCAAACCATCTATTACATCGTGGAGGATTAACCTGTCTTAATGAGAGGATTATCAACGCGGTACGAAAACCTTAACTACACAAAACAAGGAGTCCGAGATGTCACTACAAGAATTTACAATTAAATGTCTACTTGCTACCTTTTGCATTTCATTTTGTATTTTTCTGGCGGCTTATCTATTTTTTAATAATGTCCCAAAATATGAAATGATTGACTCTACTCATAAATTAGATAAAGTTTCAGGGCAAGTTTATCGGTATTATGATGATTGGTCGGGCAGGGGATGGACAAAAGGGTAAAATAACCAATGTAAACCCGCTTTACTTCTAATATTCGTGGGCTTTTTTGGCCCGCTTTTTTAGGTCTTTAGCGGCGCTTTTCGCCTCTTTCATTTCTACTTTTTCGTGCTTTTTCTTGGCGCCTTTTGCGCCCTTTGCTTCTTTGGCATAGTGCGAAGCGTCCTTATCGAGGGCCTTCGCCGCTTTTTTCATGATTGCTTTGTGCATTAGCATTTCCCTTTCATGATCTTTTTCTCATCGCTCTTGAGGTGCTTAATTAGAGGCTTAAGAGCGGTCTTATGCTCTTTCTTTTCTTTCTTTTCGGCTTTCTTAGTCATT